ATATACTCTTTTCGCGCGGCTTTTTACAGAGTCCGGGACCGGAGTGCCTGCTCTTTTAAGAAGGCTCTTGTCACTAAATACTTTTATATCTACATTTCCGCACGCAATCTTTATGGCACCAACAACATCATAAGCGTCAGAATCTTTTGAAACTTTAATTACTTCCATATTAATCGGCTCCCCAAACTGAAGACTTAGTCTGGCGCAAACCATTGACTTTAGATATTCGGGATTAGGTGATCTTGTTACCACGATCACTCTTGAGTTAGATTTCGAGGCAGCTTTTCTGACCTCATTAAATATCTTTGTTGCGTTGTTAATTATTTTTTTATCATTAAGGAAATATGAAAAACTCTTATTCAGGCTAGCTAGTATGGATTCATTACTTTCTATACCATTTGACATTATCTCATATAGATGAACATCTCTGTATATTTCATTGCCGTCCGATGTCTTATCTATAGATACGGCATGGCCATCTATTCTTATGAATGGAATATCTTCATCAGAACATTCTGAAGTCTTATATACTCTAACAGTAGGCGAATCCTCTATCATTCCGTCAAAATCAAATGCATATACACTTCTGTTATCAGAGTGTGTGAACTTACTTACCAGATCCGATATTAAGTGATCCTCGCTAGCTACTTTTTCAAACTTGTCATTTACCGACAATATGGGGTATCCCTTCCAGTTATGAAACCCCGGCCTAAAAGTATTTGAATACTGAACAATTATATCCCTCCTGATACCAAGTTTGCTTGATATTTTATTAAGAGCACTTACACTAGATAATTCAGAATCTTTTCCATGTGATATATCAACACTATGTCCGACGCTTATTCCTAGCCTATCAGAAAGGCCTCCAGCGATCTCTAATACATTTTTAACATTAGCACAGCCAAATGTTCCTAAAGTTCCAGGCTTTATATCTTTATATATTTTTTTAATCTTATCGTCACCATCGATGAACACTATATCTATAGGGAAAGATACCGTCCCCATATGGTAAATGACGTCTTCAGGATTGTTATAAGGGAAAATTAACCCGGCCGTATCGGCTAACCCAGAATAAGGCTGGAGGCCCGATACCTTGTCTTTAAATGTATTAGCTATGTTGCATGCGAAGTTTGCCAATATACCTTCGTCATCCGACACCTCCACACTTGCTTTCTCGCTACCATTATCGTCAGCCAGAGAAACATCTTCGACGGGACTTATCATTCCGTTTTCGTACGTCACTGAACTGGCCTGATCATCTAATACAGACTTGTCAGGAACTAAACCGTCTGACGGTTGATGACTCTCTTCTATTCTGTCTTTGTAGCTTCCATCAGGAGAGCCTGAGCCCATCTCATGCTCAGTGCTACCGATCCACGGCCATGCGATTTTTTTCATATTATAACCCCTTATTAAGCTCGTCAATAACCGTTTTTATAAAATAAGGATCTCGACCATTTAAAATATTCTTAACCAAACTTATACTGGTCCCTATATAAGAGCCTCCGGGCTGATTCTTTGAGGACATATCGGGTATGTTTAATTCGAGAAATTTTCTTTTCAAATTAGGATAAGCACTTTGCTGAGAGTCAATCGACATTCTACCAATCATAACATCTATTATGTCACGTATTTGATTTGCTACAAATTTAGGATCATGTGGAAATCCACGAGCTTCTTTTTTCATTTTATTACTCGGAAAGATACTGATCAGCTCTTGTTAGAGTTTTCTTGTAGGCTGATTCTTTTGATTTATTTAAGTTACCATTTTTCATGTGCTCAAGGACCAATGTTCTGCTATATATTTTCGCTAGCTTCTTCAAAACTTCATTCGTGTTAACTATCTCCGCATTATTAACTTTTATCATTAATTGATTAAACAAATCGGTATAGTTGATCTTATTTGATTGGGCAAATTTATTAATTAAAAAATCAGCAAAACCTGCGAAAGCTTCCTCGCCAGAATTATCCATCTCGTCCCCTAGCGTAACCAAAAGATCCATGATATTTTTATCTAATGTCATCTCACCACTATCAAACTCGTAAGTATCATAAATGTCCGGATCTGTATGATCGAAGTCCGAAGTCATTTCTGTCAAACCAAATCCTCTACCTCCTGATTCCGTCGCGGTCTCTTTATCGACTAAATCAGTGGAAGGACCAGTTACCTGAGCCTCCTCTCCAGGCTTAGCTACACTATAAGAAGCTTTGTTCACTCACTCCTCCTTACTTTACCAAACTCTTTGCTAGTCACTTGATCAGACAAAGAATAAAGTTTATAAGGTTTCTTGGGCTTGTAACCAGCGACAATCTCTTGTGCAGAAAATTCCTTACCAGAAGCGTCAATATATCTAGACTGAGTTCCTGACGCATTAGCGCTCTTTACAAACTCTTTATCTTTATTATCTTTTGACATATATATACCTCTATCATTTAGATGTTAAATTACCAGATAGGAACCGCTCACTAGGGCCCTACAGGGGGTTAACCGGGTGGTCCGCCTTCCGGTAGTTCAGGAGGCATGTCACCGCCTAAGTCGCCCCCTCCTAAGCCTCCTGGACCTCCTGGGTCCATAGGCGGACCACTACCGCCTGACATTCCTGGAAGCTCTAAGCCCATGTCATCTCCGGATTCACTATCCATACCCGGTAATCCCCCTGAACCACTGTCAGGTGGTTCAGGTATTATTCCGTCAGCATCTAGATTCTCCAACTCTCTTAATCTCATTGATTGAAGTGACTCCAATTCCTTAGTTCTAATTACCTCATCAATAGCTTCTTCTCGTAGTCTACGCTTTTCTTCTTCGTAACTCAAGTCTAAGCTTCTATATAACGTCTGCAATGAAACTTGCTTATTGGATACGAAATTACTTACTCCCTGAACGTAATCATTCATGTCATATAAATTCATGTGATTGAAGTCAATCGTCGGAACTAATAATACTTTTTGACCATCTTTAAATTCGAAGAAATCTTGCATTTCGCATATTGGTGCAAATATTTTTTGCTCTAACCACTTCTTTATCATATTTCTAAATATATCATACCTCTGCCTGAGAACCTCTAAACCTATTGACGAACTGGCGTACGAAGCAGATTCCTGATCCATTAAGGCTTTTGGAACCATCAAGCCTGTGTAAAGATTGTTCATGATTAACTCTATATCAGAAGATATATCAAGCACACCTCCCGAATAACCAACCCTCTCTATGGTGACTCCATCATGAGTAACGATCTTGAAATCCTTGTCATACTGCGACTCTTCCAAAACGCTTCTCATTTCTTCTATGTCAGATTGAGTCGGCCTATAATCATTTCCGTTTCCTAATTTAACTAAAGTAAGGGGATTGATCATGCTGTCAGCTTGGGCAAACTTAGACTCTCTAAGCTTATCATAAAGCATTAAATCTTTATATATAGATACAATTACAGAAGTTCCTCTAACGTCATACGGAGAACTCAATAATTTCAAGTGTGATACATTTATGTTATCCAAAGGTATTGACTGACCTTTCTTTACGGCATCAATTATATGCCTGGGTAATCTTCTCTTAAGCTTTAGATCTGAAGGTGAATTAGAATTAACCAACCTACCTAGAGCGGCATCTGGCTTTAATGATATTATAGTCTGGTCACCTATTGCCGCTTTCTTAACATGAACAAAGTCTGGATTAAGAATTGTTATTCGTTTCCAGGAACCAGTTTCTTTATCTAACTCTGCGTAAGGAAACACCTCACCCATTTTCCAGAACTCCAACGAAGCTCCGTAAACGACTGAATACAGATCAAGCTCTTCTGCCATCTGAAGGAAATATTCTTGAACTTCTTTTACGGGATGACTTATATTTATTTTGCTTATCGGGAATGATGCATGCAAGTTTATAGCATTTCTTACGATCGGATGTGTATCGTAAAATATTCTGTTCCACGCATTCATCGTGACACGGTCTCTTGGGAGGTTTAAATTCGCTAACTGGAATAATGGAGAATATACTTCCGGACCCATCATATCAGATAAACCCTTCGTTGTAGGTAACGTTGAAGCTCCGCCCATAGCTCTCTTCGTCATCAAACCCCTATAAGCCGAACTATGAGATACAACCGAATGTCTGCTGCCACCAACTCGCTCTTCATCATTAACCCTTTCCGTTTCCGCATCTTGAATTTGGGCTCTTCTTAATCCTGATAACTTCTTGAAACCATCTTTGGATAACGAATCGCTAATATTACTGATGATTTTACTCTCTTTTCTTCTGTTTTTCACTTTTGCCTCACATTTTAAGTCTAGGTGCGTAAGCTAATGAAGGCCTTGGCATTGTAGATTTCGTCTTCTTGCCAGGCTTAAGGGTAAACCTTTCTGTTGAGTCAAATTTCCAAGCCATATATGCATACATTAAAGCCATTAACCCATCATTAGGTGTCGTGCCCTTAACGTATGTTTTTACTTGTTGACCCCCACCCTTTATGCGAATAGATGTACCCATAGAGGTGCAGTGATCAATTAACCATTCCACATGCTCATAGCTCTTCCACGGAAATCTTATTTTACCCTTTCTTATTTTATCAAACAATTCCTCAATCATAAGATCTTTATTGTACGAAACCATTAGCTCATCTTCTCTGTATTTTAAAGGGTTTAGTAAAGCTCCGCTTCCCTGTGCCCCAAGTAACCTATCACCCATTCCGGCCTGTATATCTCTAACAACATCCTGACCGAAGAAGAAATCTGATACCCCCTGTTTTATACCGAATCTCTTATACATTTCCAAGACTGTTTCTTTTTTATATCCAAAACTTCTCTCTCTAAGCTTATGTGCGTGCTCAACCAGTAGAGTTCCGTCTCCTGCGTCCGAAAGAATAACGACGCACGAATATGACTGTCCTCGGCCATCTTTCTCAACCTTATCCCCCCAGTCAACACCTAAATATGTGTTCTTATCTCGGGAACTTATACGCCGCGAAAAACTCCTGTCAGGATCTTTACAGTACATCTCGATTTGAGTTCTTGTTAATGGCATGCCTACACCGGCATAAAACTCGCCAACAACTTCGTTATTCCAAACTCGCTCAGATTGATTTGGATTATTTTCCGGCATTAGATCATTTATGTATTCCCTATTTAGATTCGGAATATAAAGCTGATTAATATGAAAACCAACATACTTGCAGTCATCTGGATTTCTGGAAGGAACCCACTTACCTAGCTCAATGGCATCAACCTTCTTGCTTATAGCCCCACAATGAGGACACCTAAAATCATATCCCTTAATCCATATATCTTTCCAACCATCATCCTCGGGTTGATAAAATGGGTACGTACCTTTACACCCTACACATCCTAAATGATAATACCTCTGATCAGACATGTTCCAGGTTGTCTCAAACCAACTTCCTTTCTCCTTGGGCGTCCCGAAATATACCTGCACACCTTTTCCGTTTTGACCATACTTTGCGGCAGTCAATGTCTTTGTGGTGTTACCTATCCCAATTGCTGTCATATCCTGACACTCATCAAAGAAGGATATGTCAATCGTCATACCACGCGTCCTATCACCTTCGGCACCTATGCTTTCGATCCATAGGGTTCCTGTCTTGAACTGTTTCATCGTCAGGTTATCAACGGCGGTTGGCCCCACTAACTTATTCTTATTTATAAAGTCATCCTTTGCGCTTCTTATTAAACCTTCCAACTTGTCTTGCGTAAATCTCTTAACCATAGCTAATGCTGGGAACAAATGAGCTACGCGTATCGGGGGGTTGGTAAATAAACCGCTATTAGTGAAGTATAGGTCTAACGCTCCAGCCATCATTGTGGCGCCCACCTGCCGGCCTTTCTTTATCACAACTGGCTTACCGTTTTTTCTAGAAGCTTGCAGAGCTATATACCTATAGACATCCGCCATGAATTTCCACCCATTCCCTATAACACTGAAAGGCTCACCATCGAGAGTTAAATTGTTCTCGATAAAATGAGCCGGATCGTAGTCCAAAAAACTGGTCTTTACTTTGCTAAATAACTTTCTTTCTTCATTCTTTAAATTTTTCTGAGCCATTACTATCCTTAGGATAAATTTGGTTCCGCATGATTATAATATTCCGCCACAGAATCTTCAGCATCTCTTTCTTGATGCTTAGAACTATCAGAGGGAATATATGAAACTAAACTACTGAAACTATCATCATGCGCACCAAGTAAGTCTTTTACGTAGCCAATTAATTTACCTTTATCTATCTTACTCTCTAAATCATTATATCTTAAACCATCCTCCTGCTTGCAACGAGAGATTACGGTGGATGCGTCCAAGTGAGGCTCATGCTGAACCATATCTTTAATGTATGTTAAAATGTTTCTCATTAATTCCACATCTCTATGCGGATGAGCCATGGCTGTTTTTATAGAACAAGCGCAAGAAGAACTTGAATGCTTACACTCGCATCTATTTAATGCCATTTTTTCATTGCTTACTTTCTCCATTTCATTAACAATCTTTATTGTTAAATCAAAACCAAGTCTTTCTCTGAAATCAGCCATCTTCTCATCTATACTGCCGAATTTCTTATCCTTATGTATCTTGTTAAGATATTCCCTTAGATAATCAATGTTTTGTGCATTTTTATCCAGATCGTGAGCAAATTCGTATAACCACATCGCGGTTATTTTACTCTTTTCGTTTAAGCTATGTCTTTTAATTTTCATAATTATTCCTTATGCAAAGTAATTCTTCATAAAATCAACTCCCTCACCATCACCGTCATTATCAGATTCGCCTATAGAACCTCTATCCTTGAAAATAGGCTGGCCCATATCCATAAGAATTTGCAAAATAGCCAACTCTTCTCTGTCAGTAAATTTATACTTCTTCTTTAGGAACTCATAAACATCCTCAAAAGGTTTTCCGGCGGATACTACCGAGTTAATTATCATGCCTGTTATTGCTCGCTCCCATGGAGTCATTATGAGCTGAATCTGCGCAGTACCTGCTTCCTTCTTTATGCTAACAGAACCGGTTCCGCCCTTCTTGTGCCTTTTGTTAAGCTTTTTAATATGTTCTTTTAAGGTAACCATATCTCTTATCATATTGACTCTTATACCTTCTAGGGTCGGTAGATCCAATGCATCATTCTTGTCACTTCTTAATGCTTCGGATATCTCCTTATTTCTGTGAGTCAAGAATAAAATAGCTCTCTCGCATCCCAATGTAGAGCTTCCGTCATGGGCGGGAATTCCGTCGGGATATGCCGTCTTAATATACTCCATGAAATGGGAGGGGTCTCTGTCGTTAATCCAGTCAGTTACTTTATCCGCAACCTCTTCTTTAACTTCACTATCCTTATTGTCATCAACATAGTCCGTAGCACCAGGTAATCTAAATGAACTTGGAGAATCTATTGTCTCATCGCTCTCGGTGCCTGGAAGACCAAAACTTCCGCTCATATCAAAAGTCTCATCAGACTCCTTATTTTTTTCGCCAGACTCTCCCTCGATAAATTCAATCATATCATCTAAGCTGCCTTTATCACCAACATCATCTAACGGCAATATTAAAACCTCAGGCTCAGAGCAGCTCTCTTCATCTTCATCTTCATCTTCGAACATATGCTCATCGAAGGTTATGATCAAAGGGCTGTCACCACCTGGGAACCCATGATCTTTGTCAGAGATAGAACCTAAATTAAATTCCTGCGCAGTCTTGCTCTGCTCAATATACTCTGTAACAATAACTTTTGACATCACTCTTCTCCTATCCATAAAAACTTGTAAGTAACCCGGTCCATGTTCTGCTTATATTATCATCTACGTATTCTGACTCGTTAAACTGCCCTTGTAATGGCTTGGCAGAGTCACCAACATACACCCTGGGGTACAAAGGACTACCACTTAAAGGAATATTAACAGAAGATTCTTCGTCATCAATCTCATACTCTTCGGGGTCATATTCGCCCTCCTCTTCGTACGCAATGATTTCGTCATCAAGATAATTTTTAAAATGTTTTTTGTTCATAATATTATTCATAAATATCAACAGCTATTGTTGGTAGCCGCTTAACTTAATTAACCTTTCTTTTCTATTATTAATATTAGCAAGTTTATTTTTCCTCCCAAGAATAGATACGTGATAATGAGGACCGGCCATTTTAGTCTCGTCAACAATCTTTATGTTAAAATCATTATCTATACGCATCGCACTTAACACCTCTTTTATACCGGAAGTTAACGAAAAATCCAAGGCTTGTCCTGGGTCCGTAATATGATGGCTTCCTACAGTTCTGCTTCTTATAACCTTAGCACCTAACTCTTGAGCATCTTTTCCTACCCCATAACTCTCAAATATATCTGACATCTTGCTTCCATAACTTTTTCCGTATAGCCCTTCCAGATACTCTCTTCCGCCATTCATTCCGCCATTATCATTCCAGTTTCTTCCCATCAAGGCGGATTGGTTTCTTATAGATCTCCAACCACTAGTTATTATTGGGGTCTGAACACCCATCTCCTTAGCTTTATTACCTATAGCCTCAATGAAATCTTTTACATCTTGGGTTACATTATTAATATTAACCCCGGGTTTAGTATAAACATTTCCTCTGGATACAGAAGTGTACCCAGAGGCTCGCTCCGGTACCCTGTTGGAACTTAAATTTCTATCCGGTATAATGAGATTATAAAGCTTATTTCTTCTCTCTCTAAAGCCTTCCGTTAATGATGGCGGAATTAAAGAACTAACTCCCCAGTTAGAACCGCTTAGCTCATTTTTCATTATACTAAGAGTCTCTTCTGGGCTTTTATGAATATTATTCCACTCGTTTTTATATTTATTAGAATACCAAGATGCCCAACTATTATACGACGGACTAGATTGTTCTGAGATATTATTGTAATTAGCCTTCCACCACTCTTCTAGTTTTTTATATTCAGGGCCCTGCGATACATACGAGTTCCAATTATTAGCCAAGAAAGCAAACTTGTTATCTAATGCAGGGCTGCCGAGGTAATCAACCAAAATCTTCTTCTCTATCAATATATCTTTAAAATATCCTGACAAGGGAACGTTCTTAAATAAGCCCAGATCTTTAAGCAATTTGAGCGTTAGATCTTGATTTGCCTTAAGGGCTTTTCCAATTTTAACAGCTATATACTTGTCTTTTACGTTGCCCGAACTAAATAATGATGGATTGCTGATTGTGAACTCTTTAATCTCAGGAGCGATATCAAAATCATATCGTGCTGCAAGATTTATCGCGCGGTAAACTCTACGAGGATCATCGGTTAACGTAATTTCCGGAGGAACCGGGGTACGAATCAATTTACTTCTCATATCCTCAAAGCCTTGGCCAGTGGGATCCGTTATCTCCCCAGAAATTAAATCCTGATGCAAAGCATTTATCGTGAAGTCTCTACTGAATGCTTCCTCAAAGCCCTCGTTAGCCCCATTTAAATGTTTCACTACCCCGTCAGATACGAAATTGCTTGAAAAGTCTAAATCAAATTCTTCAGAAAATACTGTAACATGACCGTCGTCAGAAAGCTCGAAAGTAACATTTAATTCTTCGGCCAATAAAATTCCCAGTCTTAAAACCTCAGATGAATTAGTTGTTAGATCTATATCTGTAGTCTTTACGTTAGGGATATCCATAAATATATCTCTGGGTAACCCACCAACAACAAAAGTCTTGTCAATAAGGTATTTATTAGCTATGCTATCAATAAACTTAAGCGTATCTTTTAAACTCATTTAGAACCCCTTAAACTAATGGCTCGTCTGGCTGCTTAACTGGAGAAACTTTAGACTCCTCAATTCCCTGCTGTATAGCTGCGGCACCTCTATCTGTCTCATCTTCATTCTCTGGCTCGAAAACCTTTCTAACCTCTTTCTTCGTGCGGCTATTTAATTCATTCTTTTTAGCGTCAGATATCTCAATCAAGCTCTTGCCACTAGCCAACATTCCAAGCATCTTAGTGACACGAGTTAAGGCATATGAATTACCATCAATTAGCTTACTTTGAGCTTCAGCTAATTCGGGAAACATTGCAGCGATACCAATCTTGTCAATCATAATATCAAACTCAGCTAACATACGAATGGTTCTTCTGTCTGATAACCTTCCAGCGATCTCCTCAAGTTTAATGACGGCATCAGTTAATGTTATGGGACCACCTAACTGCTCATACTCACCCTCTCTAGCCTGAGAACCGCCAGACAAAGCTTTGCTTAATGAGCTTTCGTTAACCTCTTCTGACTCATTTCTATCAGGTGTCAGCTCAGAAATTCCTTCTGATATGGGTTCAGGGACATCATCTAATGTGGGCTCTAGGACATCCTCTGATATGGTGTCTGGAATATTCTCTGATATGGGCTCAGGAACATCCTCTCTGTTCTCTAATGGACCTGGAGATAGATCCTGAGAGAATTTCATTAGCTCATCATGGCCTTTTGAGAATCCAGCTTTCTTAAACTTATTTGCATATTTAAATGATAAATCCGATGCAGTTACCTCATGCTTAAGACTTCTAACCTCTTGATCAAAATGATGAAGCAGGTCGGCCAAGTCTCTATGCGTTTCCTTATCTATGTGATCATCACTTTGCCTAAGAAGCTTATCAATCCTTCTTATCGCAGAATATAACTTGCTGCGCCATTCTATATACTCACCCTTAGAATCGTGCTTTTTAAATGATGGATTGTTTTTAGGAACAATAGCGTTATCAGGCCCGTAAGTACCTGGGCCCATTAGCGGAAATTGAAATCCATTTTTCTTTATATTGTCTTCTTCGTCAGAACTGTATTTTAGATGCTCCCCTTTTTGATAATACTGAATCCATTTTTTGAACTTTTCATCCTCGGAGGTTTTAAGATCTAAACTGCCAGCATAATAATCTATAGCGCTAGGTAAATTCATGTCGCCGCTACTTACAGCGTCATAAATCTTATGAACCAACCCTGACCACTTATCTATGTCAAATTCCTGATCACCTTCCTGAGGGCCAAACATCATCGGATAAGAGAACTTTTTAATCTCCCTATTTTCCATCGCTGACTTGAATATTAAATAATAATAATCGTTCAATGTTTTTAGACTGTAATCATCCTTATTGTCAAATGACTCAATGACCAATTTTGGATTTAGACGGCTACCAAAAGTTGCCTCAATTATATTATGAATATTTACAAGATCTCTATAATCAGACGAAGACTTAACAAGCACTTCCGGGTACAAGATCATAACTTTTTTTAAATCTTTTTTAAAGCTCATTTTTCTTCTCAACATTTTTGATAGCATCTATCCAGGATTCCAGCTGTCTAATCAACTTTAGCCAAAAAGAATTATCAATATCTTTGGCATTAGACACAGCCCTCTTAATATAAGTAAGAAATATTAACAAGTGCTCATCAGGAATCTTCTTATCTTCATATATCTCTGCAATGTTTTCTTTTAGCCACAATCTAAATGATTCTATATTCTTTAAATTGTCTTGTGTTATGAAGTTATACCTATTATGCATCTATAACTTCCAATCTGTTGTAATTATTATAACTTTCAGAATTATGCTTCGTGTTAATAAGTTTTGAGTTTACCTTCTCAACGAACATAGGTATCAACGACGGGTCCAAATCTTGAAGGACCTCGAATACAATGTTCTTTAGAACAGTTACTTGTTCGTTAACGACAGTTATGTTTATGTTGTGATCGATGGTCTTATCCGCGACTCCCTCAACATACTTTTTCCAATCCTGAACTAATCCGCGCTGAGTGTTAAGAAGATCAATTAACATCTTATCCTCCTTTAGACTGCCATTGTTAGTTTGCAATGTGTTGAAATAAAACTCAATTCTAGTGCTCACAAGCGTAAGCATCTCAAGAATCTTTCTGTTAGCGTCTAACTCGGTAGATACAATCTCATCTAACTTCTGCTGATATGCTGATGAATTTGAGATAATTGATCTGGCATTTAAAGCGTCAGAATCGCTATCACTTTCTTTTCTTGCTGTCTTTAAGTTATCAAGAACCTCTCCATGTACACCTAAATGCTCTTTTCTGAATTTCTGCAATGTGGCGTAAGAAATTTGAAGGCGTCTTTTTCTGGGATGTTTCCTTTTTAACCAAGCTTCAACTTTTTTCACAGACTCTCCGTTAAGAAGCTTCTTGATAATCTCTTCCCTCTCTGGGTGCCCAAATACTTTGTTCTGCTTTTCCATTATTTATACCTCAAAAACAAAAGCCCGCTAATAATCGTAGCAGGCTAATCATGTAAATATATTATACCAATTAAATCTCTCAGCTTCTATTTAAAATGTCCGTCTGCAAAGAAACTCTGCCTCCGACAAACGTCTCCCCATCTTCCGTTTTGAAGCCATCGTTCCAATCGTAAATTTTATTAGTTATTGGGTCCTGAAAAACACCGTCAGAAACTCTGCGGGCCTGAACACCAACTCTATCAGGTGAGTATCTTGTCGACAATGAACGATCAAATACGTCCGTAGAAAGATCGGTCTTTTTGTGATCAGATAATCCAACGCCGTATAGCTTGGAACTATCGTCATCGCCTCCACGCTCTACTGTCTTATGGCCGCGAGTATCATACTCAGATGAGGTACCTCGGGAATTCTGTAAAATCCCGTACTCTTCTGCCGTCTTAAGGATTGAATGTAATGCAGTTATTCTCATTGCTCTGGCAAGCTTTTTGTTTTTTAATTTATTAGCCTGCTTTAACACTAACCCAACTTTAGTCTCTTTACTCATTAGATCTCCTAGGTAAGTAATATTCTGCTTGTATTAATTGAATTACTTTCAATTTGATTATCCGCTCTAAGCCTTCTACCCTTAGGGATCACTCTGCCTTTCTCGTCAAAAGAAATTTTGCTGACAGGTAGGGCCAGGTGCGGGCTGTAAAGCTCTACGGAGGTTGGGACCTTAATTAAATCTCCGCGATCAAATGCCGCCTTAATAAGCTCCTTTCTTTTTGAACTGTCAGAAGAATACTTTATCATCTCAGAATACTTATCAAAAGCCGCTACGTACTGATCACTACCAAAACGATGATTTATCGTCTGTAAGGCGTCCTCAGCTAATTTGTAATCTTGCTTAGCTACACCATCAAGAACCCGATCCATCAGCTGGTGATACGACATGGACGCTAGTATGCCTGTATGTCTAGCCACATTAAGCGATTCGCTTTTCGTACTCAAACCGTTGGCGAAGTTTTCAAAACCTTCCTTGCTGAAGTCAAAAACTTTCTGCTCATCTGACGCAACATTCGCCGCAAATCTATTGGGCAATAAAGGCATTCCGTTAGAAATCTCCACAGGAACATGCACTACCGAATTCCCTAGTCTCGTAGGAATGTGAACATCAAACAAAATCCCGCGTTCACTCGATGAAGCGATCTTTATATTAGTACTTGCCGCGCCGAATGACGCAAACTCAGCACCAAGCATTCCTATCGCTAACTGAATATGGTTAGCGTCGAATTTACTCGCTGCAGCCACTAACGCATTTTCTAAGTCAGCAAACTGCTCTAAGCTATTAGGAATAACAGACTTTCTCATCTCTAATGATGGGGCACCGTCTCCTCTCGCTGTGGCGAAACGTCTATTCTGATTGGCCTTGAGACTCTTCTCCTGCTCCTTGATCGCTAAATACAAATTTCTGCCGTCAAGCTCAACGGCCTCTTCTGCAATTATAATATGCTTAGGCTCTCTAGCTACACCATCCGTTATCTGAACAGGTATTAGTGTCGTTACACTAGATAAGTTGCTAGTCTTATGAGTTGCTGCGCAAAGAGCGAAGTGCTCGTTAGACTCTACTATATCAACGCCCGATGGCATATACCCCAAACCACTCAGCTTAGCTATTACCGCCTTTTTAACACTCTTGTCTTCACCGGGCTTATATGTGCCGAATGATGCACTCCTTCCTAATGAGAATAGAACCGAAAAAGCGTCGGAAAGCTCAGAATCCTTATTGATAGGCTCCAATGGATTTTCTGACATCTTACGCTTATTCGATCCAGCATGGACAATTTTGGCGAACCGTCTATTGGGAGGTAGCAAATCCTCTAATGTGTCTCTAAATGCAGTGTGACCACCGGACATACCATATAGTTGGTCATAAAGCTTTCCAATCTCACTTTGCTTTATATACTCTCTGTTTTTAGCCACCTTAACTAAAACATCACGCATGTTGCATATCAGCTGATCAGTTGAGTTTTCATTGGCAGCTTTTTGAAGTCTAATAACAACATAATCAGCTGGGTATGTTTTGCCAGACTCCATCTGAGCTAATGCCTCTTGGGCTTCTTTTAAAATTTTTCTAATTTCTTTACTCATTTTAACAACCCTTTATAAAAACTTTTTTAATTCTGGAAAAGTACTGGCTAATGCTAATCTTTTTGCCTTAGGCTGCTCGTCGAAAACATCCTTAACAAATGCTTCATCATTCGTCGCGCTATCAAGTAATGCAGCTTTAAATGTTATTATATCATTAGATGAAAAGCCGTACTTGTCAGATGAAAAGCCGGCTACAGGTACCTTATTATATGATAGTGTGACGTTGTTTTTGTCGTAATTGCTAGTTACCGTCCAGTTGCCATCACCAGACTTATCATACTGCGGATCTGAAGCTCGGACTAGATGGGGGCTTCCGTCGACATCCTGAACAACCCACAAACCATCGTAAGGATCATTCTCCATTCTGAAAACATCAAATGCAACACGCTTAATCGTTCCGTTACTCTCTAACTCTTCAGAATAAGCAATTTTATTTTTATTGCTAACACTACTTGATGTTCTTTCAATAACATCCTGTAAAACCCTATCAATGTTCGCTAAGTATTTTTCTTTAGACATTTCAAGCCCTCGTATGTAATTTTCCAATGTTATTAATAGAAATTCTATTGTAGATTAATCCTGAATTCCATTCTTTACGTTATTGATTTTTATCAATATATGCTGTATATTTCCGTTATTCTTGCAAATCTTTCTTAATTTCTTAATAATACCGCCATAACGCTTCTTGTTGTTTTTATAATCTATATTTCCGTGCATTGCCTTATGTACAGCCGATTGGGTTATCCCTAGATGGTCAGCTATCTCATTTTGAGTCTTCCCCATAAGCCTCATTAATAGTATTTTTTTCTGATGCTCCGTTAAAAACTCGCCGTGGACCACGTCATATAGCTCCTCCATCAAGGTTTCTCTCAAATCAGCGATCTTCTCGTTCGTTGTAGTCTCCGATAAAATGTGACCGATTCCGCGCTCCATCGGAAAATTACTCAACTTTGCCTGGTCAAAGGATATCTCCACAATCTTATGCTGGTATAACTTACTCTTGTTCATAATAATTCCCCTTATTAAACTCTTCTTCTAATATAACTTCAATATTCTTTAGATCAAAATGAGAAATCCTTAACAAGTTGATTTCAAACTTCTCACAATAATCGTTCTTTATCTTATCTAACTTCTTGATATAACTTAAGCTATCCTCGTTACCGCCCCAACCAGTTATGTGCTGTAAGCCGTCATACTCAATGCATAAATTATGCTCCTTAACATAAAAATCAAACTTTAACTCACGCTTATTTCTGCAGTCACTAAACTTCTTCTGAGTCTCAAATGATAAACACCTGCTCTTTAAAAATTTAAAGACGCTTCTCTCTCCAATACTCTGCTTGCAGTCAGCGCAACCGTGACCCGATAAATGATCTGACGGCCATTGACTAAAATCACCATGATTAACGCAAGTTATGATAACCTTTGCCTTCGATGACGTATAATTCAAATTAGGATACTCATATAGATTCTGATGTATACCTCTGGCTAGTGATATAAACTCCTCATTGCTATATTTTCGGTCATGGCTCTTTGATAGCATTATACTCTCTCCACATTTCTGACACCCATGCGTCCTTAAGTGATTTGTCGGTGTTTGCTCAAATATGCCATGCTTCGCGCATGACATCCTATATAGAAAACTCATTCCTCTGTAATTTTCTTCACTATATATATACTTATCCCCATGAACCTCGTTGGCTTTTTTTATAAACTCATTAAAATCATCCCTATTCTTATTTGCAGCTGAATTAATTCCGCAAAGCTTGCAACCAAACCCTACGATGTGAGCCTTCGGTGTTTGATAAAACTTTCCATGCTCATTACATATTATACCAACTTTGATCCCAGAATTCTTGTAAATAATATCATCATAATTATACAGGCTTCCGTGAACCTTAAAAGCCTTCTCCTTGAATGTCGAAAATAAACCACTCCTCCTCTTTTCTAACTTGCAAGAATTGCAACCACCACTGCCCTTTAAATGAAGATTATTCTTAATCCATACTCTACCATGATCGTTGCAATAAATCTCAATCTCTTTTCCGAGCTTATAATGATAATTATCTCCATGAATCTTTTTAGCATTAATAACGAAGTCTGAAAAATTAAACGATGAACGCAAAGAACGCTCCTTCCTTGAGCAATCTTTGCAACCTTGATCTCCATACAAATGATTAAAAGGAGCTTGGTAAAATTTACCGTGCTCCTTACATATAATTTTTATTCTTATTTTCGATGTTATATAATCAACCTCACTATAATCATACCTACCCGAATATAACCCGTAAGCTTTCTTTAGAAATATTTCAAAGTTTCCGCTTCGCCTTTTCGCGTTCCTAACCTCAGCGCGACATAACTTGCAACCTCCATATTTACTCAGAAACGTCCCGGGCTTCTGAGAGAAATCTCCATGAGTTAAACAGGTTATTATGACATCCTCCCAAGAACCTAAATATTTCACTCGCTCATAAGAATATAATTCCCCATATAACTTAATGGCCTTATCTAAGAAATTATAACTTAAACTACTTTTCATTGCCAACCTGGTATGTACTTATCTAGATCCTCGGAAAATGACTCGGCAGTCCCTCCCTTTAGAAAATAATCGTCTATGTCCTTGCAGTTAGGGGGTAAGGATAAAAATCTTAACTTAATCCCCTTATTGCAATATTTTAAATATATCCTCTCCATAGATTTTCGACCGCCATCATCCCGGTCCAATACGAATGTTATCTTGTCTGTATATCTAGACAACTTAAGCATGTGATTCTTTGAGAATGATGTTCCACATATAGCAACCGAATTGTTAATGCCGTTCGAATCTAATGCTATATGATCAAAATATCCCTCAACTACATAAGCATTGCTCTCGCGAAACATACTGCCACGAGACTTATCTAGACCGTATAAATAATCTCCCTTTTTAAATGTACTGTTATTATACTTGGGCAAATTAAACACACCGCGCTCTATAGGATCCAATAAGCATCTGCCACCTATACCGATCGGCTCACCATATTCGGAAAAAATAGGAAATATTAAATGAAAAAATTCCGAGAACTTGCTGTTCCCAGAATAATCTACTATACTTAATTTGTTCAAAACACCTTCAGACACAAACTCTATTAACTTGGAAACACTCTGGGGGAAATATCCAATCTTATACTTCTCTATCGACTCCAAAGATAAACCGCGCTCACTCTGTAAATAATTTAAACTCTCATTAGAATTGGTTAGGTTTAGGTGGCAAATATCTATTAACTTGCTCATTTCAGCTTGCTCATCTTTATTCATTTAACTTAACTGCTCCACTTAATCTTTGTCGTCAGATATTTTGTCACCCTGAATTTGACGTCTCGCATATATCGAAAATTTAGAAACGTTGAATTTACAATCACAAGACTCACAGTCTACTCCAACTAAACTACTTCCAACTACCTTAGTCTCTACATTCTTTTCGCAAATAAGACATTCATACTTAAATGACTTCTTAGAATTATTTCTAACTATATCTCCAAGACTCTTCATGCTGGCTTTGGTGAACGGTGAAACCTTTAAGCATTCACCGCATAACTCACAAACTACTTCGTCTTTACTGACATCCAGAGATGCCGTTGTTGTTGATTTTTTTCCCGCACACCCCGGGTTGCAGTTGATAAGCATAAATATTCTCCCTCATTAGTAGATTTCAAAGCGTAAACTCGCTCTAATTAATTTTTCTATATTGTTAAACTCAAAGTATGGTATTCTTAGTAGACCAATACCGTTATCCTCGCAAAATTTATTCTTAATCTCATCTCTACGCTTCGTGCCAGCTAATGACTTCTCGGGATTTCTCCACCAGCCTCTGTAGTGCTGGATCCCATCATACTCGATACATAGATTGTAATCAGGCAAATAAAAATCAAATTTAAGTTTGCTCTTGTTAATGCATCCAGTGAATGTTTTCTGACAGACAAACTCTATGTTTTGCCCCTTAAGTACTTCAAGCACTTTCTTCTCACCTCTACTGAGACTGCATTTGGGGCAGCCTGACCCGCTATAGTGATAGGCCGCAATCTGATGGAATATACCATGCTTCTTGCATATAATAGCGACTTCACTCTTATTCCCTGTGTAGTTGACCTCAGAGTAATCGTAAAGATCGCCGTGAATAGCTTTTACCTTAATTATAAATTCTTCTGTATTTGATCTTCTTGCCGAAGATATCCTATTTAATCCACACAGCTTACAACCTCGACCACCCAAATGAGACTTTGGAGATTGTAAAAATTCTCCATGAATTTTGCAAATTATAATTACCCTTAAATCAGAACTAATATAGTCAACCGCTGAGTAATCATAAATGAACTCATGAATAATGCCAGCCTTAGCTGCGAAGCAATCCTTGGAGGATGATAACTTTTTAGAGATCGCTTCTAACCCGCACTGATTGCATTTATATCCGCTAAGATGATTATTCGGCCTCTGCCTATACTCACCATGATCGGGACATATTATAGTGACTTTTTTTTTGATCCCACATAATCAACCTTGGAATAATCATACTTGCTACCATGAACCTTTATGGCGCGCTCTATGAAGATTTCTGTGGTAATCCGCATGCTTAGAACATTCCCTCAATAGTGTCGGGCATAATCATCTCCTCAATTACTTCGGTGCTATGATCGTTGTTCATATATTGCTCACGAATCTGACCCTCAAGCTCGCCCTTATTTTTCTCAATATATTCCAAAGCCAAACTCTTAGAGGTAATGGAGTTTCCGTTAATTATATATGTACGATTATTTGGACGAGTTATTACCCCCTCCAAAACGCCCGTCTCTAAAATCTGCTCACTCACCATCGTCACTCCTCTAGTAAAGTCAATGAAAAACTCGGCCTTCTTATGAGGGCGGCCCAACTTATTCTTGTCAACCTTGATTCGAACTTTGTGTCCTATTTTTTCTTGGTTCGAATCTAGGATCATATTATCCACTCCTGACAGCGAGGATACCGAAAGCTTTACCGAGCATGCGTGTGATAACGCACTTCCACCTGGGGTCGATGTTCCGGCATACATACCTATTCCAACTTTGAGATGATTGATGCCTACGAAGCATACATTTGATAGAGCAATTGCTGGTGTCAAGCTTTTAAGCTCTGCGGTCAAAAACCTTGATAGGGTGGCGACATTTATTTTGCCAACTTCGCTTTGCGCCTCCTGCGGCACCTGCATGCTCGCTATTGAGTCGAGAACGATAATTCCCATTTTCCCCAAATTAAGCTCTATAGATTTCCCCCCGACCGTGTGCTTTATTATCTGACCAGCCTCAATCATTTTAAGTAGACCAGGTATTCTTATTACCTTCTTAGTTGTCTTATTAACCTTAGGGACCCCAAGCAGTCCCGTGAATATGGTTTTAGCGTCATTACTTTTAATCAAAAGAACTCGATCATTATCAATCCCTAACGATGCTGCCCATACCGGATCATAGGTAAACTCGGCGTCAATAAAGCAGCAGCAATTCTTGGGATCTTTACTTTGCCACTCGACCATCGCTATTAAGGCTAAAAACGTCTTCCCCGAACTCGGCTTCCCCGCTATTTGATATATCCTGCCGCGAGCCCAGCCGCCTACCTGCAGCGCTCTATCCAAAGCTGGAGAACGGGTAGTAAATGTCTCGACACTTTCCACTTGGTCGGGGTGCCTAGCTTCTCCCCCAAATAACTCGTTAATGCTCTTCCACGCAGCGGCTGATGTAATTAATTCTTTAGCCATTTAAAAACTCCTATTTTTAGTATTCGTGATTCAATCCACCATCCTTAGGGTCTCTGTAGCCCGCAGGTGGTTGCCAACCCGAAACTTGATTCGGATTATCTACAATTATCGCATCAGTGGTAATTAGCAGTTGCGCTATGCTAGTCGCGTTGCTTAAGGCCACACGCGTTACCTTCTTGGGATCTATGATACCCATTTCTATTAAGTCTCCAAATTCTCCCGTACTAGTATTATACCCCTCCGCCATTTCCTTACCCACATTTTTTAAGATAATTTCCGGGTCCAGCCCGGCATTTTTGATAATCTGCCTCGCGGGCGCTCTAGCCGCCTCTGTGAGGACTCTGGCCGCCTCATGCCACTCAGGTACGGCTTCTAGCTCAAGTCTCGCCTCAAGGCGCTCTGCGGCCCTCCAGAGGGCAAATCCTCCACCCACAAGGAAGCCTTCTTCTATAGCCGCCTTTACCGCAAACATTGCATCCTCAACACGATCCCCTAGCTCTCGTAACTGAAGGTCCGTAGAATACCCAACTGTTATGACAGCAACCTTGCTTTTTAGAAACCCGACTCGGTCTGTAATACTTATCCTGTCAGCATCCCCTAAGGTTCTGGATAAGTTCTCCTCATATAGTCTTATGCGGTCATTGACCATTTCTGTATTTTTTCTGGGATCAATTATCTTAGTTTGAAAACTATTTATCTCTATTTTTTTAGCAAAGCCTAGATCACTAATTTTAAAGTCTGCGAATTGTAACCCCTCGTCACCTCCCATTATGGTGGCGTCTGTTAATGATGACAGATCTTCGAGCCATCTATTCGCATGTCTTTTGAATTTTGGAATTTTTATGGCGCACACATTCATTCTTCCTTGGACGAAGTTATGGGCGAAAAATGCGAGACCCTCTTTTTTCATATCCTGACAGATGATTAGGATGTCTTTTTGTAAATCAGCTATCTTTTGTATGGCAGCAGAGAAATCGGTATCCGCGACATTTAATATTTCAAAATCACATATGAGCACTACCGCATTCTTAAGATCTCTCTTGGCTTGACCCTTTTCCAAGAAGTGTCTCGATATGTATCCTGACTCCAACTCTATTCCGTCAACCACTCTGAACGAATGAGGAACTCCAGGGGCGGCCTCGGCGCTAACCATACCCTCTCTATCTACCGCAATATATGCTCCAGCAATTACTTTTCCAAGCACCTCATCGTTATTGGTCGATATTGTCGCTACATCTATCAGAGATTGATCATCGTTAATCTCGTGAGTCATTAAGGATAACTCATTAATCATGGCTTTTTGAGCCCAATCTATTCCGTCCCGGAAGTGTATTGGATTATATCCGGAGTTTATTAACTTCAGCCCCTCTTTGAATATCGAATAAGTCAATACCGTAGCTGTAGTTGTACCGTCGCCGGCTATAGCCGCTGTGCGGCCCGCAGCCTCTTTTACTAGCTGACACCCCAACTCCTCTATAGGATCGTCGAGAACCACCTCTCTGGCCACGGATACGCCATCTTTTGATATCACTGGCGCCCCGATAGTTTTGCCTATGATAACATTCCTGCCTCTTGGCCCCATAGTAACTGCGACTATATCTGATAACTTTTTAACACCGTCAAGTACTTTTTGCCTAGCCTCATTGCCGTAAATCATTATCTTGCCCATCTTATCTCTCCCTGAGTTTATTTAATTTTTCTAAATTTAGCCATATTGAAAATTATAACATCTTTAATTTCGCTTAAGGATTTATCTAATATATCTTCTATCGTATATGGCTCGTTAAATTTCACTAGAGGGCATTCTTCGTTGTAATCACAAAAATAATCATCTCTATCTCTTATTCTAAGCCATATACCTTCATCCACAACAAACTTTACTTTATTAAACGTAACCAAAGTATACAAGAGTTTTTCAGAGGCAGATCTAATTTCGTTTATTTTATAATCCATAACTATCTATTCTCCAGGTAGTACCCAATGGCAACTATAATTGCGTCGGCCTCGTCATAATGCTCTGTCTTTACGTTACCGACCCTATTGTTTGTCGTTATGAAGTTTTTGAAATATTTCTTACAGAAGGCTAGGACGTCATCTTTATCCTTGATGTCTTCTTTGTATTCTTCTTTGACTAATTTTCTAAGAGTTCTTACAGGAATTCTTACCGGCTTCTTGTTTAATATCTTATAAGTTGATAGGCCGCACACTTCGTTAAATGAAGCCAAAACCAATATTGTGTTTGCGCTACTCCTACCTGCAGAAAATTTCTTTGCATAATCTTCTATGACAACAATATCTGGTTTTGCGCCCAACGTTAATTTTTTTATCTCTTCGAATGCAAAATCCAGTCTTAACGAAAAATTATCTTTCGACTTCTTTTTGCTTGGCGGTTTTATATTCCCATATTCAAGAAGCGATATGCCTTTATCACTTACTTCCATTAAGCTCCATCCTATAACTGCGGATGAAATATCTAATCCAAGTATTTTCATAATTTCTCCGGTACGATAAATTATACCAAAAAAAGCCCTGACATACAATTAAAATGTATGTCAGGGTCTTAGACACTTATACGCTCTTAGCCCTTGAAGACGAACAAACCTTCATCAACATCGCCTGAATCTGCTGACGGACTTTCACTCCATCCCATAAGCTCACGTACAGAGTCAGGCTCTGCCGGCTGAGTAAGCTTAGATACATCCATTCTATCATTGAAGCTCTCGTAAGCATCTTTGAATGACGCCTCAAGATCTGACTTTGGACGAGGAGTAACTCTATAAAGGGGTTGCTGACCGGGAGAACCACGATCGATGGTTACGTCGTAAGTTGTAACCGGACCCCAATCCTCATCAAGATACAGATTCTTAATACCGTTGAAGATTTGGCTGCCTATCTCTAGGAGCTTGAACTGACCGTCTGCACGATCGAGAACTTTAACCATCCAACGAGCCTTGCGGCCAAAGCCAGCATCACCTAACCTTCTGACCAGATTCGCGTCAGATATCGGACTATTGACCTTTCTCTTTTTTCCATCTGGAGTATCTAACCAGTGGATGTAGAATTGAACGGGATTTCCCATAACTCTAACACGGCTTTTGCCTTGCTCAAGACGCATGAAGTCATTTCTTTGAGAGCTGCCATCGCTGACATCACCCGAGTTCCAATCAATCTCTCCGAATACTACTTTAGACATACTTTATCTCCTAGTTGTTAGAGCCCTTTCGATTTAAATTATGGTAATTTACCAAAGAATATCTTTACGGGCTCACTTGTTGTTGTTGTTGTTAAGGTTGAAGCTATTCGCTCCAGTTCATATCGCCACGAGTCTCATCACTCTCTTCATCTGAATTCGGCTCACGGACACCCGAATCCACACTACCATTATACCCCATCTGGCTAAAATTACCAAGTTTTTCTAGGCCATAATCCCTTTTAATGAATGTCTTGAAAGCATAGTGCCAATGCTCAAAATGCTTAGCTTTATTCTCTAACCACCTCTTTGCTGCCTTAGCTATCGCAACCTCATTGCAAGCCTCTATATATTCATCGTCTGCTTGCGCAAACCACTCCCTATTCTTTACCGTCTTGTAACCAGCTGCACTCGCTTTAACTAGAGCAGCCTCTGTCCAAGCCTTATTTTTTTGACTCTCTTTTATACTCGTCCATCTATCAACCTTCGCTATATGCTCTTGACATATGTTTTGGGCATGAAGAGTCATGACCAAACCTCTTTCTGCTATATTAACATCCATCACGCCATTAGATGGTAACCAGTCAAACACACTGTCAATCTCGGTTGTGTTCATATCCTCTATTGAGAATGAGTCTAAATTAATTCTATCACGAAATGTACTCATATTTAACCCTATACCCTTTCTTCTAATTTCAGAAGTCTATCTTCCAAGCTCTCCATTCTTAACATCCAATTATCAAACCTTCTCAATCTCTGATTAAACATTAAATTTAAGAAGAAAAATATTAAGATCGTTGCAGTGGGACTTGACTGAGTTGGCATAACAGACACTATCCTGCCAGCATCGTTAGTTTTAAACAAACCAATGAACGCTTCCTTCCCGAATGATTTTTCTAACTGAATATAATACTCATATTCCTCATTGCTTATCTCAAGCCTCTGATTCGCTATGGCTCTTATCATGACCTGCTTACACCCCTAAATCCATTGCCGCGCCTAGCAGGCGCTTTCCCCATGTTGGGGTTACTGAGCAGCTGCTGCTCTCTAAGCTTCTTTAGTCTGTCAGCCTTGCTGAATATCTCTTCACTAACCACTTCGCCATCGTTTGTTAGCTTAGCTATTTCATCCTCAAGCTCTTCCTCAATCTCTCTCTTTACAGCATCTATTTTCGGATTCGGACCTTCGAGTTCTTTTGAACTTAAATTTGCAATCCCATCATCTATTAATGATTTTCCGATTCCACTCTTAAACTCATTAAATATAAATAAAGATATGTCATAGCTCAACTCTTCCGTTAACTTTCCCGAGAACCTCTCCGCGGACAACCTCTGCCGGATCATACTTATTAGATTGGTATCTCTATTTGAAAACAGACTCGACCCGCAAGATGGGCATGAGTTTTGCATTAATGCAAACTTCATTAATTCGTTCACCGAAAATCCGCACTCACTGCACTGTATCATATCTCCCTCCCTAATACTCTCTCAAGGACTGACAGAGACAGGCCTTTTTGTCCCATATACTCATCCACCTTGCATATTGCTTTAATTGGCAACCCATCTTTTAATACTAAATTATATCTCTCATAATCTTTTTGCCATACAGTCATCTCCGTAGTCGCTCCGGACGCGTCTTCTACTAGATATTTAGCAAACTTCTTACCTATATTTCTTCCTCGCTTAATCTTAAGCTCTTTAACTTTCATATTTATTATGACCTCAATCTTTATATTGTCGCCCTCATGGAGATTATTTAAACTATTTAGAGGGGTTATGTTTGGTCTGTTAGTGAAGAACCCAGCAAATACCTCATGAAGAGAGCCGCTTATCGTGCGACCAAGAACTTCCCTCTCTGCGATTAAGAACTCCTTCCTCTCCCATTCTATATCATACCTTGGCAATTTGATATCATCAATAGTTTTTTCCTTCTTTTTTTCCTTGCTAACCTTAGTTCTGTATTCTGAGTAATTATCGAATATATCCTTCCTTGTCCTGTTTAGAGACCTAAATGCTCCGGCCTTAGCCATAGCTTGGATTACTCTTTTATTTATCACTCTACCGTTAGTTCTGAAGAAAAAATCTTCCAATGAAACAAATGGCTGCAATGACATTAATTCGGAAATTGCTCTCTCTCCAACGCCCTTCATCGCGGTAAGCCCAGTTGCTATCTCTCTATCACCAGTGATCACATAATTACCCCTACTTGTATTAACATCGGGCGGAGTTATGCTTAGCCCCATAACAGAACAAACATTTATATACTCCATTGATTTATCACTATTGGAATCTTCGCCGTTTAACAAAGCACACATAAATTCTGTAGGGTAATGACATTTTATCCATGCCGTATAATATGATATATGTGAATACGCCACTGCATGCGCCAAGTTAAATCCATATAAACCAAACGGCTCTATCTCTTCTTTCCATATTTCTTTCGCTTTTCTATAAGTCATTCCCGAATGCTTCATGCAATCCTCCACAAATGATGACTCAGTTCTCTTAACCAATTCGGGATCTTTTCCCTTCAATTTAGTAATCTTTCTTAACGCATCAGCCTGATTAAGATCCCACCCTGCGCAATCCTTAGCTATAATCATCATACCTTCTTCGTACAACGAAATACCGAGTGTGCTTTCTAATGCCCTTTTAAGGTTCGGATGCCTATAAGTTACCGCATCTAAATTATACTTTCTCCTAATAAAAGCATTTCTCTCCGCTGGTGAGCACGATGGTCTTCCTAATGCATTTATATCCGCAATCTCCTTTATGCTCTTAGGTTTGATTTTCACACATAAGGGCGTAAGTGAAGATTCTAACTGAAATACTCCTGCAGTCTCTCCTCTACCAATCATGTCAAATGTTTCCTTATCCTGAAGAGGCATATTATCTCTGGTTATTTTATCTTTACGGGATAAATTTACCATATCAAGTGCGTCATCAATCACATCAAGCGTTTTTAAACCTAGGATATCCATCTTTATATATCCAAAGTTTTCAGTTCTGTTCTTTTCCCACTGGACGACCATATTTCCTTCCTTGTCAATTCTGACAGGAGCGTTGTTATAAATAGGTTCTATTCCTATTATCACGCCAGCCGCATGCGTAGACCAATTTCTCGTTATACCTTGTAGCTTAGATGAGTACTTATATAGATCAGGATACTTTTTCATGTAGCCCGCAAAAGCTTTGCTCTCATCTATGTTATTCTCTATAGTCTTCGAATCAGACATTGATGATGTTATGCTGTTGGATATCTGAAAAGCAGTCTTTTTACTGCCACCTAGCTCCAAACTTCTAGCAACATCCTTTATAGTTACCTTAGGGGATAAAGTAGACCAATTACTTATATAAGCAACCTTCTCTCTTCCATATTTACTCTTGAGATATTCCTTGATCATATTTTTATTTCTCTTTGAGAAATCTAGGTCGATATCCGGGTATGACTTTTTTGATGTATTATGAAATCTCTCAAAGAATAAACCATACTCGATCGGATCAACCGAAGTTATTCCTAACAGGAAGGCGACCAATGAACCGACCACACTTCCTCTGCCAGGCCCTGCAGAGACTCCGTTATTTTTTCCCCACGTTGTGTAGTCAGACACGATTAACATATATGATGAGAAATTTCTTAACTCCAAAACATTGATCTCCGTCTGGATACGTTCCCACCTAGCCTTTAACTCATCCTTCGGTAGACCGGAGAATTTATTCTTAAAACTAACTATGCACTTATATCTTAAATATGCTTTATCTTCAGGCATACCTACACTGTTCTTTTCAAACCAGGCTCTGAAATCTAAATAATCATCCTGATCCTTTACCGGAAACCTGGGCAGCGTCGGACCAAGAGGCTCAAGATAGCTCGGGTTATCACATGCGTCAAATATCTTCATGGAATTTTGCATGCCAATTTCGCTAACCTCTTTGCCAAAAAAATCTGTGATTTCATGACTTGGCTTCAAATACATATCCTGGACGCCATACCTAAACCTATCTGGATCTGAAAAACTTTTCTTAGACTTTATGCTCAACATGAAGTCATGAACCTGCGCCATTTCCTTATTTCTGTAATGAGCGTCACAAGTGATCACGAATGGTATATTTAAATCCTTGGAGTACTTAACCAAGGCTTCGTTCAGCTTTACTTGGTTAACTTCCTTTCCGTCTTTATTTACATGGACTAAGTTGTGCGGCTGAATTTCGAGAAAAAAACGATCCTTGAATATAGACTGAAATTTGGAAATAATAGACAGAGCCTTTACTTCATCTCTGTCAGAAATTAACGTCTTAGATATTATCCCACTAGAACATGCGGTTAGAGCAAAAACACCCTTATTGTAGAGCTTTAAATGTTCCCAGCCAATACGAGGGGTTCTCTTACCCATGTACCCTGATGATTGATTTTTATTCGCTTCATAATTTAGTCTTAATATGTTTTTATAACCTTCTTTGTTTTGTGCCAGAAGGACTAGGTGATAAGACTTCTTCTTCGTGAAATCATCAGTAAAGTAAAACTCACAGCCAGGTATTAACTTTACTCCAGTCTTTTTTGACATCTCCCAGGCATCATATATTCCCGCCATACTCCCGTGATCTGTTAGGGCCACTCCAGCGTGCCCAGCCTCCTGAGAACCTATGAACAAATCCTCCATGGAGTTTAGCCCATCTAGAGGTGAACCCATGAATGAGTGATTGTGTAGGGAAATTAATTTCCCACCAGATTTTGACATATTCAAATCCCTTCTTTTATTATTCAATATATATTTCGATATAATTATATGGTCGCATCATTTATAAATCAAAGATCATGATCGCGTCACTAGAAATGCCGCGTATGCGCTTCCCGACGACAGTAACATTGCAATGATTATTACCAGGAGGAAGGCCTAATGAGAGAATAACCTTACTTCGGTAGTATTGATATAGCAAATACACTGAATTCTCATTATGCTTGCTTCTTGCTACGAAATAAATTTTTAAATTCTTATTATTCCCTGACCATTCTGCCTCAATCATTTCCAAAATTTTTCCGGTCGTTATCCCAGCCCTTCGTCTTTTGTCTAAGCAATATTGATTTCGTTTGCTTTTTATTTCGAAATCTTCGCGCATGATGCCAAATATAATTAAAGAGTCACAATAATTCCTCTGACTCAAATAATAATCTGGCGCAACTAATCCGCAAGCTTTATAAAATTTTAAATCAGCCAATCAATCAATCAAATCAGCTATATTCGCGTATATCTCGGCAGACCTAGTTAGATCCAAATCCTTCTTTAACGCTTTGATCGCTAAGTCAATTTCTCCGCGAGGCACTCCGTCTTCCTTTGCGTCTGAAATCAATTGACGCCTATCCTCAACCGCATCACCTAAAATATCTTTATATCCTTGAATCACCGGATTGTTGCTGATTAAATCAGCTCTATCTTCTCTTAGTAGCTTGATTTTCTCATCTATACTTTTAACCTCATCATTAGACACTACCGCTTCCTTCATATCAGAACGCGCATCCTTTATCGTTAGGCTAACCTCCTGAAGGTCTTTAATGAATTTACGAATCGTAGCATTATCAGCTACTGTTGCGGCCTTGGCGAGTGGATTCACTCGCCCCATTAGAGTGTCGGACATTAAACTTCCCCATTACTTTATTTGTTAACAAATCGCTTTTAAAAGCCGGGCATCTCGACATCGCTGAAGTCGAAAATTCCCAGTGATAATATTATACGGTCTAGCTCAGATCTTCTCAATGAAATCTTCTTACTATATTCTGAGGCGACTTTAATTCCGTCACTTGCGGGATTCTCTCTGGCGCCCGAAGTTCTTGACGTGATATACTCAAGCATATCCTCCTCTATTTTTCTACCTATATCACTGCCATAAACACTCTCACTCTCCTGGTCTAGCCCACTAAGCTTTAAATATCTAGAAGCATTTATCAGAACTTTGATTTCCGGATGAGCATCTTTCGTAAACCTAATTGAAGAGTTGGGTGACGTTGAATATGTGTATTGCAAATAACTACCAGAGTTATTATTATTGTTTCCTGGATTTAGAGAGAAATAATCACCAGCGGACTGAACATACCCAGGAACCTTCTCTCCATCCTTATTTTCAAAACTTGATACTCCTAAATAATTCCTAGAGATAGGATACTTCTCTGGGTTAGCTAGAAGCTCTCTTGATGTAACATTCTTATACTCAGAAAATGCTAAAGGCTTTTTTCTTGCGTAAAAGTGCATCAAATCCCTTATTGTGTCAATGTTGTAAACTCTTATTATAAAGTCGATATATCTATCCTTATCCTCCTTAGATATGCTAACTCCACGGACCTCCGAATTCATAATAAGCCAATAAGCACGGATCGGATCCTCTATATTAACCCTCGCCATAGGTCTCGCTGACATTCCGTCCGGGTCAACATAACTTTTCGTCGTAAGCAAACCCAGGGGGTATGCGTCCAAGCTTCTCAAATGAGGCTCAACCTCAATAGTTAATCTGTTCTTCTCCTTGGATATAAACTTAGTCAGAATTGTTTCGTCATTATTTATAGCATCTTTGTTACTTAACTTAAACAATCTTATGTTATTTCTTGATGTGCTGTGAGCAACCATAACCTGAAGCTCTTCCTTTCTCATGCTATTCGCGGAAAGCTTATCAGCCTTTTTACTTTCGGATTTACTCAGATTTTTACCGCTACGTATACGACCTCTCCTAAGCAAAAATGAAATATCCATGGGCCTTCCGTCATAATCTATCTCAAACCTATAGCTAGGGATGGGGATTTTATTCGCATAATTAATTGCGGGATCGGAGGAGTTGCTCTTAACGAAGAATGGTAAGTTTAATCCAACAAAGCGAAATGAATCCGGATCCGGCGGCCATTTTATTTCCGCACCGGCTTTCTTAGCTGTAATTCCAAATTGAGAACGACTACCGTCATATCCATTTTCCTCATTTACCCAATAACTTTCGGGCATTACAGTTATGTTACCTGCCTGATTGTCCTTGGATATTTCAAGCTTATAATTCTCTGCCTCAATTTTTGTGGCAAATGGCACAACCTCTTTCGTATTTAGGTTTGTAACTACCCACTCCTCCACCCTCTTAGTGCCTGGTACATCCAAAATACTTATCACCTTATCTTTAAGAGAGTAAAGGAGAGGCAATCTACGTTTAGTTATTAGAGAATTTCCCATCTCAGGCTTCGCTGATGTACCGCTAAAAAGTATAGATTTATTTGGAAAACTATTAGAAACTCTTTTGCTTATTTCCTTCTGATCCTTGCCTGACATAAATGATAGCTTGGATATGATATAACTTTTAGCTCCCTCCATACTTCTCGATGACATCGACTCTCTTCTTGCCCTCTTTAAGTAACCCTCCAACTCTTTCCATGCATTATCTATTCTATCCTCATATCTTAAAGTGCCGCTAGGAACTTTAGGTAGCTTATTTCTTCCGTTTAAAGCCTCCAGCATCGTTGTGGGGATTCTCTCTATATCCTCCTCGGTTATGCCGCCAACCCACTCTCCATTAGACTCACTTCCGATTATACTCTCGGAAGATGAAAGGTCTATTTTAATATCATATCCTATGTAAAAATCAGACTGGGGTTCAGCTAGATACTTCAACGAGAATATTGACAGAACTCTAGATAGGTATTGTGCATATCCCACTAAGGCTACTCTACCTACCTGCTCCGTTCTTCTTCTTTCCTTTATTGACTGAACCTCACTCAACTGAGAGATCTCTCTTACGATATCAGGATTCGCAGAGATAATAGCCTCCGTCACCTTTTTCGAAAACTGCTCCCTATCTCCTGACTTAACATTTAAGTATATAGAACCATGCTCATTGGATATAGTGCCCTCGTCTAATAACTCTAATAAACTTGATCGTATTATTTGCCTAGCAATATCTACTTCGTATGACTCGCCGTTTAATGAATAAATATTCGCTCTAATATAGTCGTACATAGATGTTCCCTTTCTATTTATAGAGTCAATTAGCCGCCTTCTCATTAGTAGCTTGAGCTGAACCTGCTCGCCATACCCCACAGGAATATCTTCTCCGTCATCGTCCTCTTTGTATATATCAAAATATGCAGAAAGGGGCTCTGTAATTCTACTCGAATAAAGAGATATATCTATCTTTCTGTCGTTAAGTATAGCTTTCATCATCCCATCACTAACTACGCCGGTGGTCCACACTTTAATTATTCTTAAACATGATTTTAAAGCTCTCGATAAGTGAAGAACTTTGTTGCCAAAAGCTTCTGGCCTTATATTTTCATTCTCATCGTAAACAGATAGTGTACCCGGAATTGGCTCGCTAGGTGGACGATTATAATCCTCATAATCATCCCTACCCTGATTTGCATTCTGAATCACAAAGTTAGACTTTTGCGCTAAATCAAGCAAAGACGTCGCGCCAGCACCGGTTATACTCCGATCACTTAATGCTGACTTTTCATTCTCATTTTTTTCTACGTATTTAACTGTATGTTTAGCATCCAAAAATGACCTTTCGCTACTCCAAACGTTGGCCTTACTACCTATCGATTTTTCGTAAAAAACGAAATCCTTTTTCTCTCCGCTTAAGTTATATGGCAAGTTGAAAATTAAAATCGGCCTACTTAAATCCCTCTTGATAGGAAAAACAGTTCTATTTTCTAAAGTAACCCACTCATCATAATTAAGCTTAGTAAAACCTCGCATTTCCGGGTGGTCTGCGGGCACTAACATATTACTAGGTCGGACTTTAGAACGCAAAACTCTAGGCTTCAAAAGCGATCTTATATTATCGTCGCCCTCGGAAGTTATTACATCTCTATAAAGTGAACCCACACTATCTTTGTTGAATATTCCGGCATATTTTTTCCCAAAATTAAGGCTATGCTCAATGGTGAATCTATGACCAAATGGACATACTAGGGTTAACCCGCCCAAAAGCCTTCTGATCTCGGAATCATCTTTCATATTAATTTCTGATGTCTTTATTATATCATATAACTTTTTCATCCTAACTTTGGCGGTGGAGTTTAAATTACTAGCGTTCTCTATATAGCTGTCTAGATTTAGATCTAATTCCATGGTCTCTTCGACCGTAAAACCTTGCCTTATAAGGTGCTTCATTAGCTTCCTATAATCACCCATGTCAGAAGTTCTTATATTTTGAAAATGCTTCAGGATAAATCCCGTACTTTCCGGAGACCTATCATATGCTGACAAAGAGGTGGCCGCTCCGCATACTAAAAATGCCAAAGTACCATCCTTAATGTCCAGATCCAATGACCCATCCGGATTTGTTGGGTACAGGAAATTATCAGATCCGGCTGGCCCAGGTTTTGATATTGCTATGTTGCCATGCTTATATGAAGTAAGACTCGTTACATCCTTCACTCTAGCCGTACATGCGAAATTTAACTTAGAGAACTTATACCCGCCTCTCTGCAATCTCTTGGCTTGATCTAACAAATCTTTATTTTCCCACAAGTCATCGCCCAATGAATTAGACTTATATTGATCCTTTACGTTATTGGTTCTGGTTCCGTCCCATGAGGGCTGCAAAGATAATCCGCCAGATAACGGAGTGACGCTCTGAGGAGCAAATGATATTCCACATCCAGAAACTTCGGAATCTCCAGAATCCGAAAAAGGACATTCCGTCATTATATTTTTAACTTGAACATGCTCAGTGCCTATTGGCCAACCACCAGATAAGCGCAAAGCTTCAGATCTGCGGTGCCACCCCTCCTCCTGCTCGCTTCTGTTATTTGAGTTTAACAACTCCTGAATCTCTTTCCAAGTTTTTTCCCCGTCTTTGCCGTATCCAATTACTTTTGCTTGCTCAATCTTTAGGTCACTATAAGCGTTTGGTAGGGGTGCCGGCCAACTTCTAGAATTAAGATATTCTAATGTTACCTTGGGGCGACTTTCATCTCCCGTGTAAAAAGAATAAAGCCTTACGCTGAAGCTAGAATTTCCACCAGGAAATGTATCCCTAGCTCTTTTGCTTATATTCCAAGGTATATACTTATGACATGTCGGACACGGCCTGTACTCTACCTTGGGGCTTTGGGACGTCTCATGTTTTACTGCGCTCTTAAAAATATACTCCCATCTTAAACCTACCGCATCCAGTAAGTTCCTTACTCCATATGTGTTTTCTAGATCAAAATAACTTACAAGATTGTTTATTGTTACTTGCCTAGAAGTGCTAGACATAGCGGTTCTTATTTCATCTATCATTGAAGAATCTATGTGGTCATTCTTTGGGTCATTTCTTA